CTTCAGTGGAGTGTTTATAGTTGGAGGTGGCAAGGAATCGAATGTAATTCTGAATGGGAAGAGGTGTATGAGTGGTATAGCAATACGACAAATTGTTATATTTGCGATAAACTATTTGTAAAGTCAATTGACAAGTGTCTCGACCACGATCATGAATTACAAGGATACAACATACGAGGAATCTTGTGTCAGAAGTGTAATAATTCTAGTAATGAGATTTAGCCCCACCACCGCCAACCTTCTGGCTCTGGCGATTCTGGCTCTGCCTCTGGTTTCTCAAGTAGAGCATACGGCCGTGTCTGCTCAAGGATTTCTAATAACATTAATCTTATGGCTTTCTGATCTTCTGTGAGTTTTTTCACTTCTTTCTGTAAGAAGTCAAGTGAGATCTGAGCGTTGTCTAACTTTTGAGAATTAGTTTTTGAGGGTGGTAAAGTTGTTCTACGCATCAATCTATTATCTGTCAGATTTTATTTCTGGCGGTTTATTTTTTCTGTTTTTCTTTTTCGAGTTCTTGTAATTTTCTTTCAAGATCCCCTAAAATATTATATGAAGTATCAACACTTCTTGTGATTCTATAAATGACAACACTATTGGGTGAACATCTTGACGCAGTGCCATCAGGATCATCTATTCTTGTAGTAATGCTTGACAATGTCATGGGGTGAGTGATAGTGTGTGTAATCGATGATGGTGATGAGATAAAGAAATCTTTGAGTGAGTTTGTTTTGTCTGCAATACCAACCACAGGATATTTATTATTTCCTGAGCCCAATACAGATGAAGCATTTAGTGCTATATCACTTCTGATATTATAGAATCCGTTATTTATTTGTGTAGGATATTCGGCTGCGACAATTGATACAGAAGTTGTTGGTGCGATTATTTCAGGTAAAAAGGCAAGAAAGACTTCTTGATTCTTGGCTGTGCCAGCGTCGAATGCTTTGAATTGAAATGCATGAAAGAGGGTATTTGAATATTGTGATTCCTCGAACTTATTTTGTTGCCATGATTTTATATCTCTGCTTTTGACATCTGCATTTGTTGTCAAGATATTTGATGTATCTGTAAAGTCTGTATATCTTTTTTGTCTATCTGGTACATTATTATTGTGAAGTTGATTGTAGGTGAAGCCCAGTCTGCCCCATAATGATTCTGACCATACATCTTCATTGTATCCGAAATCTTCAATAAATATTCCTGTGGTTGTATCATAGACTTGGAATGTTTCAAGATTACGATTGACTCGTCTGCGTGTTTGTTCTCCTCCTCCTGTGGCGTATTTGAAATCAATTGTTTCTTCATAGGGTCGCATCGATGGACTCCAACTATTATAGTGTTGCTGAGGATTGATTTTATACACGATTTGTGCTTCATCTAAACTCGCGTCTCCTTCTGTGAGGGTATTGAGATTACCTTTGTTGAGTGGCGTGTGTAAATTATTGAATGAGAAATGTGCTCCATCATAAGCGACAGCAGGTGAATCTGCTCCCAGATAAACATTCGTTAAAAAACCATTGATACTATTGTTGAAATCATCGTTAGAATTGACTCCTGGTTCTGAGTAGATTCCTTGAATGGTGGCGACTGTATTTCCGATGACTGGATCTGAAACAAGAGGCGGTGTCATTCCGTTTTGAGTATCCGTATCCCAGAAATCTTTTGTTCCATCATATGTCTGTTTATATTCATATTTGGGTATTCCACTTGTGAGTCCGATGGTTGCTGTGCCCCATGCGTTCCAATGTCTATCATATCCAAGTTTTCTTCCTGTTTCAATAGTTCCAGTTCCAACAACTTCGTGGGTAAAAAAGTGTGGAGGCAATCCGCACCCTGCTCCTGCAGAGTTTAGTATCTTATTTGGAAAGACAATTATATTTCCAGTGAAATTATGTCTTCCAAAACTTCCGTAGGTATATTTTTCATTGAGCCCATTTTGATCAATTACCTCGCCAGCATCATATAGAGTATTTGTTTGTGTGGGATCATAATGAAAGAAGAAGGGAGCTGAGTTGAGTCGTAATTCGTTATTTGCTACAGGTGTGAATGGTAAGAGGATAAACTCACTACTATTGATGGGATCATTTAACTCACGCGAGAATAAAGTATTATCAACTGCTCCAGTTGCGGTGTTTGTGATTCGGTGTCCTCTCCAGTCATAATACGAACAACCGAGCATCACATAATTCTCCCAGTTCGCATCAAGTTTGGGATCTCCATCAAGTAGATTATTGTAGAACTTATTTTCATATTGATTCATGTGTAAATATCTTGCATTATTGATATTCACGAATGATGTTTCTTGAAGAGTATTAAAACCAGCCACACCGACTTCTTTGACTTCATAATAAGGATTGAGATTATTGGGAATAGCAGAGGTATTTGTTTTACATACATTTCTTATATTCTTACTACTAAAGAGTTCGGGATAGTTTGCTTGAGCATCAATAAAGTTTTTCAATTTGAGAAGATTATCTGCGGTGTATGGTATGTTTGTACAGACTGGATTATCTTGATAGTGTGCTATGCCTTGAGATCCCAAAGGTTCATCTATCATACTACCGAAAATATCATTGAGTTCTTCACCTGCTTCTACGAGGTCAGGGCGTTTTGTAGCGATAAACTGATATTGATTATAGAACATCATCTGTGGATCATATGATTGTGGGGGTCTAAATGAACCATCTGTGTTGAGTGTTGTCGGTCCGCTGACTCCGACTTCGGTTGCTGGAGCCGTGGGAGGTGTGGAGTTGTTGATTGTTTCATCATAAAACTTCTCTTGCCCCAAATAATCATTTGACGAGACAAATCTCCGATATGTAGATGTTTCTACAAACTTTTCAAGATTGGTAAGAGTTTTTGCTTCAAAATCATTCAAGATACGAGTATGACCACGCTCGATGGTTTGTATATCATCATCACCCAGTTCGCTACTTCTTAATTGTCGTGTAAGTTCTTCACTGACATATTTAGCAGAAGTAAAACCAGGTTCTAGAGAAAGATCAACTCTGTCTCTGAAAGTAATATAATCGTGAAACTCGGGGTCAGCCGCATAATATGGGGGAATCCAATCATAATATAGATTTGCGTTGATGGGTGCTGGTTCATTTGTTCCAAAACCACCATCGTTGTCATGTGGGTGAAATAAACTTTTTGTTCGCATCATAATTGTCATGCGTGAATTATCATTTTTAATAATGAGTCGCTTGACTCTTCCTTTTCTGACTTGTCCTTTTGTCACCCCAGCGACAGGGGCGACATTACTTTGATAATCTAATATCATCTTGTAATCTTCCAAGACATACCCATAGACTTCATCAACATCAAAGAACTCTGTTTCACCAGGAAAAGCAACGGCGTTTTGAGCACCGATCAACACATTCTCTCCTCGGCATCGTCCCGTAAAGAGTGTATCATCTACAGACCACGAGACTGGATTGGTATTTTTAACTCCTTGGAGATCATAAAAGTTTTCATTACCGAATCTTCTGGGTAGTTGATACATACATAATCCGTCCATAGTTTTGTAATAGTTTATCACAAGTGAAGTTGAATTATCTTTCTGAATAATAGTTTCTTCTGCGTTTTCAACATAATCCATATACATAAACTCTTCTTTGAATCGGTCGGCGACTTTGAGACCACCGACCCCATCAGATCTTATTTGAGAGTAAAAGCGTCTACCACTTTCGGCATTTGCGGTATTGTTTCTTGGATCTGTTGCTGGTATGGTTTGTGTTTTTGTGATTGTAAGGGTTTTACTACCTTTTAATAATATATCTTTGAACTCAATACTTTCTGCTGTCCCTGCTCCTTTTTCAGAAATGAAAGAGTTGTACACAGCAATTCTATCACCAGGTTTCAATTGTATAGTTTCATTGAAACTATTTTCCCATTGATTATTTAATCCATCTTCAGTTTTAGTAATCGCAGATTTGCGATCACAAATAACCATTCGCTGAGTGTCATACTCACTTGACATTTTTATTATATCTTATATAATAAATCTTGAGTTTAAAATTATCGGTTATTATATTTCATAGACTATATGATATGCATTCACAAGTCTCACACTCGCAATGATTTAATTAGCATGATAGAACATTTACCTTTGTCAATTGAAATCGGTAAAAGCGATGCGAAAGATGATCTCAAGAAAAAGTTTATTGCGATTTGTCAAGAACACAAATCTCTAACCTTTAAGAGCATTAAGTACCCAGAAATCACAAACATCACAGAACTTCTTTGTTATTTGAAACTTGAAAATCCCAGAAGACGAATGACAAGCAAAGAAAAAGATAATATTATAGCTCTCTCCAAAAAGGTGATACACTTTTGCGATTTAGATTATAGCATCGAACTATCTGATTACAATACAGGGCAAGAAGTTATTGATGATGTCAACTATATTCGGCAGTATGGCGATTTACTATCTGTAAGAAAAGCATGTGAAAAATATAACAAGCAAGGAGGTATAGTCAAACTTGATCCCATCTTAAGCGTTGAAAAGAAAGAGATGCTCCGAAAGAAAAAGCAAAAGAAGAGTTTGGCGTCTCGAATCAAGTTTGAAAGAAAGCATGTAGTTATTGATTTTGACTGAGCCACATAGATAATCACCTCACAAAAGTGGCAAAATTATGATAAAAATATACTCAATTTATCTAAGGGGTGAAGATTTCATGCAGAATCAAATACTCATTTTACGTCATTTATTTCAAAATTACTCAAATAGAACCATGGATTTATATATATTGTATATAATATATAGTATTTTTTATTTCAAATATACTTTTAGAAACTTAAAATATCATGGTTCTATTTGAGGTATTTTGAAAATAATGACGTAAAATGAATAATACTCACTTTCTATAAGATTTGATGTTTTTTTTTCTTCATATACTTAAAGATATGAAGTAATTATATACTATGGCGAGTAGATATATGGAATACAACAATCCTGTTATGTTAAATAATGCAGATTGTTTGAAAGTAATAGAGAAAATTAGACAAAAGAATATATATGATGCTTCTGAATTGAAGCCTGGAGACATGTTCAAGTTGGTGAAACATTTAGCTCCTGGGATAGATCCAAAAGCATTAGACAATCAACAGAGGAATTATGCGAGGGCTAAGGAGGATAGTCATCTTAAATTGTATCCTCAAATTATCACTCAGATGTTTATGGATAGTCTTTGGTGGGAAAACAAAGGGCATTGGAGTACTGAGAATCATTTTAATATTAATCCTGAATTGAGATATAGTGCATCTGCTAGAAAGAGATTTCGAAGAGTCCTTCAAAGCGTCGATGATAAGCTTGGAGATATTTACGAAGCTCAAGAAGAACTTGAAAACTCAATGAAACAAAATAATATGATTTCTAAAGCAGAACATTTAGAAAAGATAGATGAAAAAGATCTTGTCATCAAAGCACTCAAAGAAGACGCAGAGAGGAAAGAGGCCAGACTCAAGGGGAAAATTAAAATTGTGGAGGGCAAGTTGAGCAGGGAGAGTGAGAGATATAATCGTCTAAACGATCATGTTTATCAAGGCAAACCTCTTGTCGAGGTAGATGACGAAGACGACGCAGCAGGCGTCGGTTTAGTAGATTCTGATCACGAGTAAAACGAATCAGTTGGCGTAATACATTGGCATAATTTCTTTTATATTTTTTTTGAAGTTTATCATACTTGTAAGAAATGATAAATCCTTGTTTAATATCATGTGGGATTGGTAATGCGTTTATGGCTAATATTGAATCAACATGAGTTTGTATGCGGTGTTGTTTGTTTTCATGCATAGTTTGTGTAATCCAGTCATTACTAATTAACCAATCGCTACACATCAGATAAATAGTAATAAGATTTTTATTTGATACAAAAGAAATTTGATACACAAGAAATTTGATACACACAAATAAAAAAAATACACCAGAAATTTGATAAGTGGTATATTGTACACTCAAAGCAAAGAATGGCAATATGATACACAAGTTTTACTTGAATCTTGATAGAAGCCCAGACCGCAGAAAGTACTTTGATAATACTTGGATTCGCTTTAAGGCAAGCGATGGCAAAGAGATGACTAGAGATGAACCGCTGTTGACACGAATGATTTCTCAGTGGAATATATCTCCTGATGAACATCTTGCTAAATGCGGTTGCTTTCAATCTCACTATAATATGCTTTCACATATAGCAACTAATAAACTTAACAAAGTAATTGTTGTTGAAGATGACGCTGTACATCTTAGTGAAGTATGGGGTGATGAGGGCTTATATGATGATGAGGATTTACAAGAAATACTATCAAAATGTAAAAACTTTACATACCTCGGTGGGGCATTTGCGAATGTCAGAATGTATAAGGGTTTTCTAAAACAAGATGAATGGCCAGAGCCAGAGGTGGCAATCAATGAACTTGATAAATCAAAGATGCGTATTTTAATGACGCTTGCTTATTATATACCTCACTGGACAATCGCAAGAGATATAGTGGAGTTTCTAGATAGTCAATCAAGAGTTCGAGCGATTGATGTTATGTTATACAAGATAATCAAAGTTCCCCAAGATTATCATTATCCTGCAATATATTGTGAAAGAGGTTTTGACACAACTATACATAAAAAATCAAGAAAAAAAAACGCAGATGAATACTATGGAATGAACAAACCAGATCCGCCATCAATCGAGTCGTACCACGACTTCCGAGAGCAACAGACTGCCTACAAAGAGTGGCTAGACGAGCCCTCAATCGCATGAAATAATCTTCTCTCGTAAATAACATACAAAGGATAATCTAGCGTATTTTTTACAGAGGCCAGCCGTACCGACTTCTGGATTATCTCTGCGAAATATATTCGGTAAAGTATCATTATGTTTTTTATCTTCTTCTGTTTCATAGATGGGAGTATTACAATGAAACTCATGGACGTCCATACAAACAAAATCACCTTGTCTCAAATCAAATCCTACGCCATACTGAGGAAAGCAAGTATAGCCTCCGTGATATTTCCCATACTCTAAAACACTCAAGTTGCCAAATCCCCAGTCCCCAGCATCTTTGTGTAAGGCTGTCCGAAAGTTTCGATTGATTGTAATAGTTGAAAATGCTGTATCTTCAATCTGAAAATCTTTTTTACGAGATGCTCGTTTGTGTTGTCTTTGATGTTGCATCGGCAATAACTCTTTGTATAATTGATCTATCTTTTCAATAAAAGGTAAACCTGCTGTAAATTGTTTCAAACTTGTTTTTGTATTGTGTGTCATGCGACAAGGTAATTTGAAGTTGGGAGAAGATTCATAATATCCTAGAGCCATCGACGCAACTGGATTGTTTACCATCATCTTGCTTTTTGTATCTCCATTCATATATTTTGTTCTCCATTTTTTAGTATCTGCAAGTTCACGCTTAGAGAAATATACGCCTTCTGTATCAATCGGTCCTGCGGCCGCCCCACGACTTCTTGAAGGTTTTGCTAGACTTTTGAAATTGCTAAACCCTATATCACACAACTCTTGAGGAATCACATTCTTACGAAACTTGAATAAGAGTTTCTTGTTTCCTTGAGAATCTAAACCATAGACATCAGTATTTTCACTGATAATGACATGTAAATCTTTTTCATCAAACCACTCACCCTCTTTTTGTTTTATATCACTATCAGAATGTATTTTGGGACACACAAACTCTTTCATTTTGTTATTACAGAGATTTTAATTTCACAAGAAATTTGATTAGAATATAAAAAAATATACCAGAAATTTGATAAGTGGCATATTGTATGTCCAAAAGTAAGATGGAATCCACATTCACGAATATCTATGATAAAAAAAAATGGGGCAGTAAAAATGGCAAAGGCTGTAGTAGTACTAGTATCAACACATCACCTGATACTAGATGGTATATCAAAACACTCATGCAACATATATCTAATACAGACAGCAAAACTATATGCGATTTGGGTTGCGGTGATTGGGATTTTAGTAAAACTATTGACTGGTCTGGCTTACATTATACAGGAATGGATTGCGTCAAATCTGTTATTGAATATAATCAGAAGTGTTATTCAAGTGGCAATATTACTTTCAAACATCAAGATGCTTTATCTATACCAGAAGGTTTTGATTTTGTAATACTAAAAGATGTGATACAACATTGGCAATCAGATGTTATAGTAGAAGTATTGCCACAGATAATTAAAAAGAATAAATATGTATTTCTTGGAAATGGATATATGTTTGGCAGAGACCGCACAAAAAATAATTGGCGAACTAGAACACTTGACAAAGTATATCACTATCACCCAGTAGATATATCTAAATCTCCCTTATGTGATATGAATCTCAATATGATTGATATTCAACATCGAAGGTGTAAACAATTTATCTTGATTTCTTCGGCTTCTTCTTTGGAGGTTTCTTAGACTTATCTGCTTTCATATCAAATACATCTTTGAGTTTGTAATTATTATTTGTCTTGGGTGGAAGTTTGGGGTCTGGATCACTCTGGTAATGTTTTGGCATTATATTTAATATTATATTTTTTTCTTTTGATACAAAAATATATACTATATCATATAAAATGAGCTTAGTTATACTTTCAAATGACGCAAGTGAAAGTTTGAGAGTAGGGCAGAATAATAGTATATTCAAGCCCTACTCATTTCGTAATAGTATTACATCGACGATGGAGATTCCAGAAAACGCTCAAGTAGCCCTTCAGTCATGTAAGATTGTACTTGATGGGTCGGTAGTTCTTGAAGCTGGCCGTCGTGTATTTTATGTCTATCTTGGTGAGGTCGTTGACAAGCAAGCAACAGGGCTGACGAATATCAGAGATACTATTGAGGAAACATTATCCGCTCCCATAAGGTATGAATTATTCCCTGATTTGGTTGGAACAAAAGATGTGAGCCAAGAAGAAATCGCTGCTGAAATTAAAAGAGTCCTGAATACTCCTGCTGGTCAATCGATTCTGACTCAAGAGGCTCTGGTCAACGCTGGTCAACTTCGAAAGTATACTGGATTATTTCACCCAGATTATCACAATGTTCCTGGGTTGAATCGACACGAAGTAATCGTAAAACGAGACGCCGCTACTGGGGCAAGTGAAGGATATGAAATCATACTTAATTTCCAAGATGGGTTGCAGAATATGATTGTTGATGCGGTTTCTGCTGGGCTGGTCGTCAACACCCATGTTGATTGTTCAACCAATGAGCGTGCTAGAAGAACTCAATTAGTGTTAGGGGGAGTCGCCGTCGGGGCACTGCAACAACGCTACACGGTCTCTAATGGTGGAGGGGCTCAAGTTGTGATGGCTCCTATAGGTGGTGCTAATACATTCCCAGCAAATGCGGCCGCCTTCGTCCCTCAGGCAACTATGGGGACAACATTTGACGTCAGCCCCATCACGCTGACTGGGGGGCGAGCAGGATTTAATGTCTCTCAGTGTACTTTCGGGAGTCGTGGTAATAAAGCTGTACGATTTGCTTGTGGTTTAACTCGCATGCAAACAACTCCCTGTGTCACGCAAGCAGGTGAGAATCGGGAGCAGCTCGGTCCGCGAGATTTTAATGTAGCAGCAGGAAAAGCGTTTTGGAGAGGAGCTGTCGCGGGAGCACCTGCCGCCCTCCAAGATGAGCTTGATTGGATTCCAACCTTTTTAGATTATGCTGTAGTCGTATCTAATGAAGGTAAGTTGCGTGTGGTTCAATGTGTAGACGGCCTCGAGAACAGAGTCACCGCTGATTTCGTCAATGATCCAGCTGTTCGTACTGGTGGTGGTGGCGGTGCTCGTGGGGGATATCAGGGGCACAAATGGATGATAGTAGATTATACCGTCCAACATGGAGCAGCTCCTTTCAATGCTCATTATGATATGCTTACAAATGTCGGCGATTTACAGGAGATCCTTTTTACGACTGATGGGTCTAAAGTAAAGATTGAAGCTAATTTTGGAGGAGGTGGTGGCATACCTGCTGGTGCGAAAACACTCATAGAGTTTAATGCCAACTTCGCACGCATTACGCAAAATCTCAAACCGATTGATCAGGCTTGTCAGAGCCTTCAACCTTTTATGATGCTTAACTACGATGAAGATATAGGGGCAGGTTTGGGAGCACAGCCAACCGACGCCTCTCTCATAAATATCCAACTTCAGCAATTTGAATCAAGCCAAGTGGGACTACCAAATACACAAGCACCGAGTGTAATGCCTTCTTACTATAATATGCTTATGGAAAGAAACACCGCTCAAACTATCGGCCAGTTTAAATCATTATCACGGCGATGGAAAAATATCCCTATCGCGGCTGGCTTTCTCCCCTATCCTGGATATGATCGTGGGACTCATAGTTTCGATGAACTGCGTCCTGTATTGATTGTAGCACCCTCTGGGGCGTACTCTCCTAGTCCTGGGGCAAATGTGAGAGACTTATTTGGATTTGGAGATATGACCGCAGAGCTTGATTCAATCCCTCCATGGGTGGCTGATACATACGATGCTGGTACGACTAGAACATCTCAAAAGATAAGTAGCACAACTGTCCCTAGGGCTGTCTCTACTAAATCTATATTTGTAAGACTTGACAATTTCAATACAAAGGCGATGAATGCTGGTAATGGTAATCCGTCTCGAATCATTGCTCACTTGCCACGATTCGATGGGCAGGAGGAAACTGGGAGGCTTTTCTTTGAACCCAGCACTCTTGTATATGTTGACCTTCATAATTCTGAACCTCTCAAAATCAATCAGATTGATACTTCATTTGTATACGGCGATGAAAGTTTGTGTACGGCTCTAACTGGCACGAGTATCGTTGTGCTTCACTTCAAAAAAAAAGAATAAAAAATATTAAAAATATTTATCTCTAGTATATCATAGAATGAATCAATTACCTTCCTTACTTAATTTTGAAATTAAACCACCTCCGCAACAAGCAGAGATGGTTGTTGAAGAAGTAGATGCTGAAACAGGAGAAGAAAATCCTAATTTTTTATATGATGAAAAAGATGAAGTCTCCGAACTTCAAGAAACCATTGATTTAGAGTTTGTCAAAAAGCCAGAGATTGTAGAAGATGAAATATTTGCAGATGCTCCCAAAAAAAAACCTGGCAAACCCACACGCTCTACCACTCCTAAAAAACGAACACGAAAACCTCTGTCAGAAGAAGATAAAGCAAAACGAAGAGACGCTCTTGCTAGAGGTAGAGAAACAAGAGCCAGAAACCTTGCTAAAAAGAAAGCCTTATTAGAACAACAAGATGACCTTGAAACGCAAGAACAAGAACTTAAACTTGAAAACAAACAATTAGATCTTGAAATACAAAATGCTAAACTCAACAAAAAAGCAAAGAAGGTGAAAAAGGTTATTATACAAGATTCATCATCTTCAGAAGAAGAAGAAATACAATATGTCAAACGGCCAAAGAAAAAAGCACCTCGCTCTCCGACACCGATACGATCTTCTATCACTGCAGAAGATATTGAACGCTCCCAACTCAATACTCTCATGGCATATGAGAAGATGAGAAAGGATAGAAAGGCAGAGAAAAAACGAGTCAAAGATATTGAACAACAGCAAGCTCAGATTAAAAAGACTATGAATCAAGTAAATAATCAGTGGGGAAGAGGAGCAGGCAAGTACTCCAATATGCTTTCAAATATGGGACTTTAATTTAAAATAATATCTCTCTGCTATAATTATCTATTGATATATAAATGGAAGGAGTTCCCAAAATATTAAAAGTGAAAGATTTAAAAGAAGATGATCGGTTTGGAGATATTCATGATAATCTCCCAAAAATGCCCTGCTTAGGGTTATTGATTGGTAGTGTCCGAAGTGGCAAAAGTAATCTTCTTGTAAACTTTTTCATGAATGAAAGTTTTTACAAGGGCAAGTTTGACACGGTGACATTTATTTCAAATACACTTCACACAGACAACAAGGGGGTATTACTCAGTAAATATTTTGATACACATGATCATTATGAAGATAGTATGATTTCTGGTATAATGAAAGAGCAATCACAATACAAAAGAGATGAACGCCCTTCTTATGCTCTTATACTTGATGACATCTTAACACAAGACTTCTCAAAATCGAATGCTGTAAGTTTCTTTTCAACACGCTTCAGACATTACATAGATTTCTATTTAATCTCAACACAGAGTTTCCGTGCTGTTTCTGGTATGATTCGTAATAATGCTAATGCTGTATTTATATGTCGCCAGCAAAATCGTATGGAACTTGATAAGATAAGTGAGGAATATTCTGGCTCAGTGGGAGGCAAGGAGAACTTCTTGAAACATTACAAGGATATTCATAGTAGCCCCTTTCAGGTAATGTACCTCGACTTACAAAATAACCCTGCTCGTATCCTCCGTAATTTCGAAGAAGTTGTTTGGCAGGGAGATGACTCTGATACAAGTATGCTTGATTAAAAACAAATAATATTATTTTATATTACATAGTATATATACTATGGCTTATGGTTCTACGACTTCTGAAAAGAAACCGATGAAGAGTGGTGCTCTCAGTGATAAACAGAAGGCACAATTAAAAGCTCACATGATGAAACACAAAGATTTACAAGATTTAACACCTTCTCAATTAAAATCGCATCGCATGAAGATGATGTCAAGAATGCGTAAGGGTATGTCAATTGCTAAAGCCCATGCTGATATTAAGAAGTAGTTTTCTTTCTTCTACTTTTGTTTTTCAAATGTCTCTGCCATAAATCTTTATCTGCTGTTTTTTGAGTTTTACCTCCCATCACGAAACTATAGATGCGAGCATATCCCCATTGCGGTCCGCTCATCTTTCCCTTCAAACTAGCACCTCCTACTTTCTTTCCTGATACACTTCTGACACTTTGAGGATTACTTTTTCTTGCCCCCACACCTCTATAATATACTTCATCTAAGATACTCACTGACACACCAGTGAGTTTACTAATCTCTTGTTTGCTATGACCCTCACTCAATTTGAATCCATATTTGCGGTTAAACTTCTGCTTGTTAGTAGACATATATAAGAAAATTAGAAAATATTTCACTATGTATTTTTAATATTTGTATTTCATATAAAATGGATTTGTTTGATCATAGCAGAGGAAGAGCATCAGCACATAAACGCAATCAACAAAGAGAGCAATTCAATCAACAGCTCGATGTGATGAAACGACAAGCGGCCGCTCAAGCCGCATCAGCAGAAGCACAGCAAGCACAAGCAACTACCATGCAAGAGGAAAAAAATGCGGTGGTCGCGGCGTTCGGTGTCAAGGGTGGTATTGCTGATATGAGTGCCGCTCTGAAAGGAGCAAACAAAGGAACAATAGAAGATATAGCCAAGGGAGCTTTGAAAGATGTTAAGGCTGGTAAAAGCATGGTTGAATCTGGGTCAAAAGCAACTGATAAATTACTGGGTGAGGGTACTAGTGAAAACTTGGCTAAGGCTGGTAAGAAAAGCGGTTTGACTAAAAAAGCAAGTGAGAAGTTTGGCAAACTCGCTGCCTCTAAAACTGGCAAAGCAATCGGCACAGCCACAGAAAAAGCCATGGGACATACTGGGGCGTTAGTCAATATCGGTTTGGGAGCATATGATTTAGCAGAGGATTTCAAGGGTGGGCACTTTCAATTGAAGGGTGATAATGATGCTGAGAAAACGGCAAATGCTTTACAGATTGGGGCTGGTGTTGCTGATGCCATCGGTTTTGTATTTCCTCCTGCGTTTGTTGTTGGAGCAGCGTTGGGTGTTGCGTCTCAAGGAGCAGAGATTGTTGGTGCTGGGCAAGCAGGAACAGATAAAGAAGATGATATTAAAAAACAAGAAAAGAAAACTGAACAGGGCATAGAAGCAGAAAAGATAGAACAGCCAGATGAAGTTGTTGAAACTACAACAACTCTTGCTACGGCTTGAGAATATATATTAAAAATATATTATCTATGTTATATAAAATGGAAGACGATCATACACAAACTCTAGAGAAATATAAAAATCGTTTATCTCGAAAGCGTGAAATATATCAACTGAAGTATAAAAATGATCCTCAGTTTCAAGAAAAAAATAGACAACGAGCAAGAGATCATTATCAGAAAAATAAACAGAAAGAGAGTTGTTTGAAATTATATAGATACTATGTAAAACATAAAAGTGTTGAAGAGTTTATAGATTATCACCCTGATAAGTTTTTGCTTATCTCAAGTAAGTTTACATTAGAAGAGATCGACAACCTGATCTAAGGGATAATTGTAATGCTCTTCCCATTCGATGTCCCATTCTTTTTCTTGATGTTCTGCTAAACAATCTACAAGGGAACGCCATGTTTCACAAGATTTCACATCAACTGAACCATCATATACCCACTCCCAATGTGTATGGCAAAGTTGCTGAATCATATTCCATCTGGCATAACCGACATCATGATCTACCAGTAAGTTTTCGTGTAGATGTTCTTTCGCGTCATGCCATTGTACCCAAACCATCTTGTATATATACTTGTCAATATAATAATTTTAATATTATTTTTTATTTCAAATTTCAAGGACTCGTATTTGTTTCACTTCCAGTATCAGAAGCATTATCTGCTAATTCACTTTCAAGAGGTAAGCTTGTGTTTTTTCCGTGAACAATACATTTGTCTAAACCATTGCAGATACTCGGTTTAGAAACTTCATACTTTTTAAACTTTCTCTTGAAATGTGAAATCACATCATCATCAATCATGGGACTTTGTTCAATCAATCTATCATACTCTGCTCGACAGATTGCTAAGAAATCGCTACATTTACTCCTATGTTTTTCTTTATCAAGGGCTAATTCAATAGAAATATTTCTGCCGAGTTTGCTCCAAGAAACACTAGCACTTCTATGACTTTCCATCAACTCTGCAACTTTCAAGAAGTTTTGTAAAGTTGATAAAATACCAGCGAAGATGTTCACACCTCCCACAATTGCTGAAGCCATCGATTTATTTTCTTCTCCTACAAAACTATCCATACCCACATTCGCCGCTCCTGTCAAAGTTGAAAGTATAATCACAGGAATCGAGAAAAGATAATATTGCTTTTTATATTTCTTTTCACATCTTCCGTGAAGCCATCTGTAGCACGATGCTTTTTCTGACCACTCAGCTAATAATTTTTCTGTTTCATCACTCCAGCATGTAAGTTTTGTATCTTCGGCCATTATAGTATCTGTAAGATTTTTGTTTTTTTTTCTGATTTAATTTATATATTATACATATCATAATTAATGAGTTATTGGAGGTCTGATTCAATTGTTCACATCGGCGAAGAGCAGGTGGAGATCCCTGCTGAGAGGGGACTTCAGTATGTAGTCAGTAATTCTTCTCGCAAAGTTCAGTTTAAAGTTCCTCAGTCGATTGGTATTTTCTCAGGAAAAGATAGTTATTTATCATGGGACATGAAGATTATTAATAATAATGCGAACCGCACTCGTCTCCAGCTTGACCCTGCTGGCGGTGGCATGATGGTAGAGAATATCCGCCTTCTCAATAATGGGACTGTGATAGAAGAAATCAATGAATACAACCAGCTTGTAGCGGTCAAGCACGATTACGATCGTGATGAAGCACTCTTGAATATGAAGGCGGCGACTGAAGGTGGGACTGTCTATAATTCATTCACCGCAGGCACAGGAGGTTCGTCTAAATCCGAGATGGCTGACCTTCAGACAAATCCATGGTTCAAGAATAGTACGGCAGACCCTGCTAATGTAAACTATGATCAACCGACTCAAGGAAACACGGTGAAGTGTTGTGTGCCTCTTCACACTGGTGTATTTTCTGGCGGTGCTTTCCCTGTATTGCTTATGGAGAATGGCCTGACTGTCGAGATAGACCTTGCCCCAGCTCCTCGTATTGTTCGTCAGTTGGATAGTGCTGTGCGTCAGCGTCGTCGTCCTCTCAATCCTGTATTTTTTGGTGCTGGTAGTGCGACGGTCGGTGCTAATCCTGCTGTCCGCCAGAATCCTTGGACTAATACAAATAATAACCCTGTCAATAATGCTGCTGGACAGGCAAATGGAGGCTACACTACGATTGTTCTAGAGTTGTCCAATAGTCAACGAAGTGTCGGTCAATGTCCGTTTGTTGTTGGTGAACGAATCGGTTTTGTAGAAATAGATCAGCCTGATGCTCCAGTTGTTCAGTTGTCGAGTGCTGATGGTACTGGCGGTGCTGGCGGTCCTGTAGCCCCAGCCCCAACCATCACAGCAATCGATTATGCGGGGACTGGAAATCAGGTTGTTCTCACTCTCAATGCGGCAGTATTCAACACTTTAGAAGTTGCGGCTGGCGGTCGTACTATCACGGCTGGTGCTTTCTGTGTTGTGTCTCTCTCTTGTGAGGACGGCCTCAATGCGGCTGCCTCTCTGGGTGCTCCTGCATCTGCTGGCGGTGTCAATTACCCAGTCTCTTATCAAGTTGATAATCTCAATCTGGTTGTTCACAAACTAGAACTAGAGCAATCACAAGTTCAGAGTATGCTGTCTCAGGCTCGAGACGGCTCTGCCATTGAGTTTGATATTATGTCAACGACAAACTACAAAAACTCTTTACTGGCGTCTGAGCGTCAAGCTTCTTTTCTTATTAATGCGAAAAACCAGAGGGCTAAAGCTTTACTTACGATTCCGACAGATTCAACGATTTACACTTCTGGTGATTTACTATCTTCAAAGACTACTTATGAAGCTACAAGAAATGGTATGGACACTCGCCTCAACTCGGCACGCCCAGGGATTGCTGGGTGCTGTGATCAATTATCAGAGTATCAGCTACAGATTTCTGGTCTCAATGTCCCAAGTCGCCCAGTCTCTACCAGAAAGATTGCGACTCGTAATAGTATTGACGCCTTCTTTCTCTATGAGCTTGAAAAAGCGTTGGCTAATAGTGATGTTGATCCTCGCAGCTTTTCAAAATATATGGAGAACTTTGTGATCGGCCGTTCATTCGGTACTTTCAATGGAGCCACCGACCTACGCAACGAGGACTTAAGTCTCGTATTAAAATACGCTGAGGCCATCGCACCGAGTAAAGCTAAGATGTTTTCTTCTTTCGTGCATCATGTACGCAGAGTGCGTCTACAGGGTGGCTTCGTCATGGTTGATGCGTAAAAAAAATAAAAAAATCAATATCTATAATTTTTAAATAAGTCATATATATAAATATGAGTTCTAGTCGCTATGTTCAAGTAAGGCCAGATAATGTCGCTTCAGATCAAACTATTAGTTTTGCGGGAGGTTTTCCAACCCTGTCGTTCACAATCCCTGCTCAGAATGGGATATTAGATCCTCGCTCGATTCGTATTAATGGTCAGCTGATGGTATTTCAAAGGCGAGACGCTGGTGGCGTCGCAGTCCCTGTATATGATGATTCTGCTGCTGTCGCTGGTAGTGCTGATGGTCCTGGTTCTCGCATCACTATGGATAATCGCCTCGGTATTTATGCTATGTGGGATCAGTTAGTCATTCGCCACGACAAGTCAAAACAAATCTGTGAAAATATCCAAAACTACAATCGCTACATGTCTCAATATCTTGGCCTCACTTCAAGTGTTCAAGATCTTACAGGACATATGAATGAATCATCTCTTATCCAGCCCAATGCCGAAGCTATGTTTTTCAATGTAGTATCGAATGGTGCTGATGACGCCGCCGCTCCTTACAATCAAAAACCGAAATCTTTCTCCTGCTATTTGCCGTGTGGATTCCTTATGTCTGGCCAGTCGGTCAATCTGATGGAAAATGCATTCGGTGGTCTGACTATTGAAATCCATTTGTCCCCTGACAGCAACTGCCTCTTTTCTCAGAATGGGGCGGTGAACGCAGAGAACGCTGATGCTTTCTACCAACTCCGCCAGCTAAGTCTATCTTGTGAAGTCCATGATATTCCAGCAGAAGAAATGGCATCTCTTGCGTCTCAGACTACTGGTGAGCATGAGTTTAATACTATCACAAGTCTTTACACAACTATCAACTCGACCAACGCACAGATTCAGTATTCTCTGGGTTTACGCTATTTACAATCTGCCTTTATCAATTTCGTTCCTGCTGCTAATATCAATACTCTGTCAAACAACGGCCTCGCTCTAACACAAATATCGAATGATGGTGGTGGACTTGTCAATGTTAAATCTGTACAATTTTTGAAGGGAGGCTCTAACTATCCGCTTGACTTCACAATCCGTGATACTTCGCAGACAACTGGTAATGTAGACATCGCTGTCCCTGGAGCACAATCTAGTTTCCGTGTATCAGATGCTCAACTTAATCGTATGCTTGCTGAAGCCGTTGTTCCTGAAGCAATGGTGGATAAAACTTCTCTATCTCCTGCAAATGTATCAAGAACATATACTCTGGGTGCTAATGGCACGAATGTTGCTTCTTACAAGAGTGTCAAGGGTGGCGGTGCTCTCTACGGCCTCGGTGTTCGTCTCAGTCAGTTTAATGCTGGTGAGGACTTTTCGCAGGAACAATTCGGCATAGCTCTTGAAACCGACCTAACAACTGACCGACCCAACGGCGTTTATTTGTTCTTCAAATCGAAAGCAAAACTGGTATATGGTCCTTCGGGAGTTAATCTCATGAAGTGATGAAATAACCCTCTGAAAAAATCCAGCAGAGAAACAGCCAATACAACACAAACCCTCCATAAATACTCAAAACTATCTTAGCACCGACAGGAGACATATCATCAAACTCATCAAATCTTGGTGGTGTACCCATTTTCTATGTAGTTTTTTTATTCTTTTTTTTTAAATATTTTTATATATAAGTTAGTATATAAAATGGATCAGGCAGAGATGAGCGACCCTCTTGAATCTGGTGTCAAAATGGTTCCCGATTTGATTAAGTTAGATCAGATTCCAGATAATTTTCTTCAGCATGTTGAAACCGATTTGCTAGAAACTTCAACTTTTCAAGAAGCAACAACAACTACTACTGGCTATGCTTCTTTCAATTTAGCACAGAAGGGTTTTCTTCACTCTCATAGTAAAATCCTCGTGGGTTTAACTCCCTCGGCGGCAGGACAGATGCTTCCTGCAAACATCGGTATTGCTTCTATTGTTGATCGTGCGGTATTAAAAGTTCGTAAGAGTGGGCAAGTAATCAATGATATTTCTGATTTCGGCCACTTTCACGCTATTAAATCGTGTCAGATTTCAAATGAAACAAATCGCGAGCGAGAGCAGTATATGACTGGCCGTATCATGAATAAAGAGTTCAAGCATTATTTCGTTGATGGTGGTGCTGGCACAGGATATGATCAGAATCGTTCTAAGGGATATGGGCTTGACAATGGGCGTGAGTATAGTCAGGGTTCGGCAGGTGCGGCACAGGGATTAGGTCAGAATGGTTTAGTTCAGCCTTTCGCTTTGATGACGACTGCTGCTCCTCTAGAGTCTCCAACTTATTCAATTGATATTTCAGATCTTTTCTTATTTATGAAAACACAATCTCTACCTCTTTACATGATTGATCAAGGACTCACTCTTGAATTATACTGGAGTAATACAACTGACCGAGTGCTTGAAGCTGGTGCGGCAGCCGCAGGAATTGCCATTGATCGTAATGAACTCAAGTTTGTTGCTGATTATATTACATATGTAGAAGATGATGCGATGAATCGATACAGAGATGCCAACCCTGTCATTGATATGTCTTTCTCTGATTATCGCCTCTCAAAAAATACTCGCACGCAAGCACAGCTTCAGGCTGGGTTTGTCCGTCAACTGGGTATGAACAATCGTGTTGTTCCTCGTGTTATTACTATCCTTTCGAATGAACAGAACCCTGGAGGTGTTGCGGCGGTTGATCAGTCTATGCTGGGTAAATATAATATGATCGCTCCTGTCGAAACCACCGCCCAAAACGATGCCAACAGCACCACCTCTACAAACAATGTCCCAGGGACTATATCTTACAATGTACGCTACAAGTCTCGGTTTGAGTTTTCGCAAGCTCTTACCAACAAAGCACAAGCATTCACTCAGCTTGTTCAGAGTGAAGGTTTACCTTTTGTATCTCGTGAAGAATATTCTGGAGATCAGGGTGGTTATTTAAGAGGCCGTGATGCGGCTGGTACTCTGCTTGGTGGTGCGAATGATGATGCAGAGTTTCAAGGATATGTCCAGCACGATGTTCTGGGTGGCCAGTTTTTCATGCTTGGCACGAGGCTGACGAATGGCCGTGTGGGCAACGATGGTGTTGAACTTCACCTCACTGCAGAGATGCCAGCGGCCGCTGGTAATTACATCGTACGAACTTATCTTGAGTATGTCCGCAGAGCTCGCCTTGAAAATGGTGAGATGGAGATCATGAATGCATGAGGTAATTTGATTTAAATATAACCCACTTATCCTATATGTATAATGGCAAAAACTTACTATCTGAATGTATTTTGGAGAGATCTTAAAATCTGTGATTTCGATACAATGGGCGATGACCCCGAGTTTATCTATCAAGAATATTCAAATGGGCTGTTGAGGACTGGTCTACAAGAAAGGCAAAGTCTGTCAATGCTCAAAGAACATCTGATAGATTATTGTGAGATGATTTACAAGAGAAAAAGAGATTGCTACAAAATCAAATGTACAGAGCATTTCATGTTTCTGTCTGCCTTCTTTGCTTTACATAAACTAAACTATCAACCGACATTCAATCGATATATATTCCTCAAAAAAAAATCTTCATTAATCTCAAAATAACTCAAATAGAACCATGATATTTATATTTCTAAAAACTATATTCAAAATAAAAATTATACTATACTATATATAAAATTGAAAATACTATGGTTCTATTTGAGGTATTTTTGAAAAAGTGAGGTATTCTTCAATCTCTTCTTTATTATCTTGATTCTGATCGTCTTGCCAATAATCAGCGTCCCAATAACACTGACTGCATAATGTTAGTTGTTGATTTTCATTGTACCAGCACATAATAGGAGTATTGATTGTCAACACACAACCACATTCATTACCGCATTTGTGATTGTATTGTTCTGCCATTTTAATCACTTGTTTTTGCCAAAAACATGCCCCTTGGCTCGGTTAGTATAAGTTTATCTAGTATTTTTGTCAATCACAATGCTCTGTCCACAACTCCCATCTTTTGATTTCATCTCTAAACCTACCCATATGTTCGATGTACTCTTGCTCTGTATATGCCCCATCTTTGACTTGTTCTGCCATCATTTGCTCTATATCACAAGCATTCTGTTTCATACAATTGA